ACACAGGTGATCCCAGATATGCTGTTTGTCAGCATCAGAAGAATCATTCCAGTTTGCCCAGAAATCTGCGGTGGGACGAAAGCCGTAGGTATCTTTGTGTAGATCCGAAACGATAGAGCCATCAAACGTGTACATTGTGTTTCTCCATTTACCTTATATATTCAATATATTCTTTTTTCAAAGAAATGTCAACTACTTTTTTCACTGTTGAGCAACTTTTTTCTCCGTATCACCTGGGCATTCACTAGACTATATCTTAACAGAGATCTTAGAAAATGTCAACTGAAAAGTGTAAACTCCAAGAAAAAAAATAGGTTGACAATTTTTATAGACCGTGTATAATAGTATTATGTTGATAAAAATGGATAATCAATTATATATTGTAGATTGTAAATTAAACAACAAAAAAGGGGATCCTTTCGGATCCCCTTAGTTTATTTTGTAGTTTCTTCTGCTTGTTATTAGAGCAGGTTGGTAACCAAAACACGACGATAGTAAACGTTCGTATCTTCTTCAAGAGCAGCAGTTGCCGAAGCAGCGGTTGCACCTTTTGCGAAGGGGTTAGGAACGATACCATAGCGAGTCTTGAAGCCAATTTTCGGCTGGAAGGAATCTTGACCAACCGCACGAACCATCTGTAGAGGAACGTAGGGGCAATAGAAGAGACCGGCGTCGAATACGTTGGCACCTTTATAACCAACGGTCATGTAGTTACCGGAAGTATAGGGGTCGATGTAAACACGGAAGCGACCATTCAACACACCAGCGAAGGTGTTACCAGTATCATCAACCTGCAGATTGTTTGAATTCAAAGCAGGAGTGTAGTCAAGAACACCAGCCATCTGAAGAGCCGAAGCAACGTCAGAGGAGCAGATGATCACGTTACCTTTACCCCGACGAGTATCTTTAGCAATCTGGTTAGCTTCACGTTCAATCTGGAACATCAGACCTTTGAACTTTTCAACCGACCAACGGCCGTTTGAGTCAGTGTCGAGGTCGAAGATACCTTGAGTAGTTGTACCAGTGTTGGCACCACGAACAGCAGTGATGTTGATCGAACGAACAACTTCACGGTTGATTTCAGCAAGGATTTCAGATTGCAGAATTGAAGCCAATTCAGTCTCAGCGTCGAGGCCATGAACTGCTTTAAGGTCTTGGGCGAGTTCCATGGTGTATTCAGCTTTCAGAGCGCGCGATTTAGCAGTAACAGTCTGCTTATCGATCGAGAAAGCCATTTCAGCAAAAGCCACGTTCGATGACGAACCAAGTGCTTCGAGCTGTTGAGTGTTTGCACCACCAGCAAAGTTATAGATGTTGCTGTTAGCCAGAACGGTAGTTTGAGAAGTCGAACCAGGTGAAGTACCAACCGACTTGTTACCGATAGTGTTAGCTTGTGAGATGCCAGGCGAAGCAAACTCGGTGTTAGCTTCGTTATACAGCGCTTCCGCAGTAGTACGAGCAGTCGAGTTAGCGTAGTTAGCACGCATTGCGAAGATCAAACCAGTAGGACCGGTCATTGGCTGAACGCCGCAGATATCGTACGCAATCAGGTTAGGCATTGCACGACGAACCAAAGAGATCAAGATAGGATCGTAACCAGCAACACCAGTACCACCAGCGCCAGCATAACCACCGGTACCAGTTGAGTTAGTTGGTGAGGTTTCGAACAGAGACTGTGGGTTGAAGTTTGCTTGTTCTCTGATCGCGATCTCGGTATTCTCGAGGATCTGAGCAGTAACTCTCCGGCGGTGTGCGTCCTTAATAGATGGAAGATCGCCGTGCTCAAGCACGGGCTTCCACTTTTGGAGCAAGTCTTCTCTAATGCTAAAGGTTTCCATTTGTTTTCTCCTTTTGAGGTTTTACTAGATTATTTATTTAAAACTACTTCTTAATACTTCTGGAAAGCGACTGAACATAAGCTTTCATATCGGGGTCAACGTATTCAGCTTTAGCAGGCTCATCTACTGACTCACTAATAAGTTGGTCGGCATTCACTTTCACGTCGCTCTTTGTAAAATAAGTTTCTTTGATGATGTTTGCTTTTTTATTGAATTCTTCAACAGAAGAATAATCTACAGCTTCAATCAACTTTGTAAACTTTTCTTTTTGAGTGTCTGTCAAGTTTTCAGCAAGTTTAGATGCAGACTCAGACACTTCTTTTTGAGAAACGATCTTAGTGAGTTCGATATTCTTTTCAGTCGTCTCATTGATATAATCTCTGAGCTCTTCAATTTCCGTCATAAGAGATTCAACAACACCGACTTCTTCGTCGGGAATATCAATATAATGTTCTGTAAAGAGGTTGTGAAGACCGTTGAAGAATGATTCAGCCATATCGATCTTGATGTTGCTTTGAACAGCAAGTTTGTTTTGATCCATCCATTCAGCAACTGCGTAGTTCAAGTATGCGTCAATGTTCTCTTCCATCTCTTCTTGGAGAGCTTCGAGAGCTTCTTCGGCTTCAGCTGCAACTTCTTCTTCGATACGAACTCTTTCAATATCGACACGAGTCATTACAGCTGCTTCAAACAAAGTAGAAACTTTGTCTTTGAATTCTTCCGAAAGGTCGAGAGAATTACCAAACACTAAAGCAAGATCTTCTTTGACTGCTGAAGGAAGACCTTTATTTGGTTCACCTGGTGCGCTCGCAGATTTGATAGATGCTTTGTTACTGGCTGAATTATCAGAAGTACCTAACGCGCTATCCATTTGAGCATTAACGTCATTGGGGGAAGTCATTTCTTCAGCCGCGCCAATACGAGAAACGAAGTCAGCCAATTCTTCAGGCCCAAGCTTAGTAGCATAAGAAACCATGTTTCTAATTAGATCTGAACGAGAGACGGTTGGATTGCCCGCAATCGTACTTGCATTTGAAGTTTCTTCTTCGACTATTTCCGAGTCGTCAAAGATCTCTTCACGGTTATTGTAGTTCTCAGACATTGTGATACTCCTATTTTTCTTAAGTATTTATAAAATTCAGAGATTTGAAACGAAATGCTTGAAGATTCGAAGTTTAGCTTCTTCTAGCTCTTTTTTGTTCACCTTCCTGGCGGACTCTTCAATTTTCTTCTTTGCTTGTTCAAGTTCTTGGGCTTTTAATAAACCATTGTCCCAGACCCAATCGATACCTTCCATGATGCCATTAACGAAAGCATTTGGCGCAGATGGATCTGCAACAATATCAGCAGCCGTAGCCAAATAGAAGTCATCTTGAACTATTTGAATTCCGTTAACTTCTTTTAGCGATCCCATACCACGTGTTGAGACACCTAGTTGAACCCCAGACTCAATAAGATTTCTGGCAATCTCACCCATCGGTGTAGAAAGAATTTGTGCTTTACCAATAAAGTCGTTACCTTCAGGAATAAGAGAAACGATTTTATGAGAAACACGATCTAAGTTTATCGATGGACTTTCGGGGTGACCAAGTTCACCGAGAGCTCTACCTTTAAGAACATATTCTTCGTTATATCTTTTTACTTCTTTAGCAACAGACTCATTTCGATACATACGACCATTACGATTCTTCACTTCAGTCTGAATAAATGGACCATGGATGTAGAGGTTCTTTTTCCCTTCTACACCTTCTTCGGTGATGATCTTTATTGATTCGTTAAGTTCTGCCATGAGTTTCATTTTAGTTTCCTTAGTTCGTGTACGCGACTGCTACGGCTTTTACGTTTGTTCCGACGTCGGTGCCAAGCAATGTATCATACGCCGTGTATTTTTCAAGAACTATAGTTTGACCACCAATTAGTGTGATCGTATAATTTGTTCTAGTTAAGTTCTGACCAGATTCTGTAACACTCTTAGTTATGTTAACATTTGCACCACCGAGTGATGCAGATAACTGAATACCAGAAGTATTAGCAATTGGTCCAACGTAGTAAGTAGTATTGTTTGCAAGACCGGTAATTGCGGTGTTACCGGTCGATGTTGTGTAAAGAACCACGTCACCAACTTTAAAATAGTGATTCGTCAAAGTAATAAAATCATTAGTAGAATCAATATCTGTGTTAGAGTTGAAAGTAACCGCAGTTCTACACGTGATCGTGTTTGATACTGTTGCCGCAGCACCAGTATGTACTAAACGAATGAGACGCGAAGATGTGCTCACGGCTGTAGCCAGAGCATTAACTGACGTTTCAGTTCCGATTGGTTTGAATACTTCAGCCATTATAGTTCTTGCTCCCTAGCGAAGTCCAAAAGATTCTCGATGCCATCGTCGGTATCAAGCATTGCTTCAAACTTCTCTTTATTTTGTTCAGATAAACTGTCGTATAGTTTATTTAACAAAATTTCTTCAGCAATATCCGGATGAGTTTGGGTATCTCCACCGATTGGTTTATTGCCCTGAGTAGGAGGAAGTTTGATTTTTTGTTTAGAAGCAAGTGGATCAGATTGCATCTTATCAATGCTATCCTGTTGCATGTTCCTATTTCCAACAGCCCCAAATTGAGTCTGAGTAGCTGCAGCTTTAGCAACATTCTCTGGAGTCATCTCTTCGGCTTCTTGTACTTTCTTCTTTCTCAGAAGCTTAAAGTCTTGACCATCAATCTTGCCATTTTTATTGGCATCGATTTTATGCTGGTTTCCTTTAAGTCCCTCAGAAGATACGTCAATCTGTTTACGGGCTGGAGTGAAGTATCTGACTTTTGGTTTACCATCTGAACCAGTAACCACGATAGCCTTTTTAGGGCGCATTCCTGATTCGCGTGTTTCTAAATCGGCTTCTTCTTTCATGCCGGCAAGAGAAACTTTTGAACGAGCCTTAACTGGCGCTGGTTTGCCATACTTAACTACATGCATAAAATCTTCATGCGATCGGCCAAGCGCGTTTTGCACATTTTCTTTAGCGCCTTTAGCAATTGGCGTATTTGCATGCACTTGAAGAGCTTTTACAACGTTGTTATGGTGTACTAAATGTTTTTTTCCATTTTCAAAAGTTAGCTTGTGCATACTATCAACTGGTACTTTACGCATCTGGTTGATTATATTCTTGCTAGCTGCGCGTTCCATTTCATCATCATCTTCATTGTCGTCACTTTTCTTCTCAACTACGTATTCTTCACCCATACGGTTCATAAAGTTTCCGTAGTTTGAAGCCATCTGACCCGATTGAGAATATTCTGATTCTTCTGGAGTCTTATGTTCACCGCTATAAGTCATATAGTCATAAACGCCATCAATTTGAACTTTGGCGTAGGAGATCTTTGACTGAACCCAGGCTTCAAGGTCATCTGAATCGCTAATCATCGAAATCAGTTTACTAGCTTTATCTCTAATAGCTGACAACTCTGTCTTAGCCATCAGACCTTCAAAGTCATCTTCTGCTGAGCTTTCTGCATCATAAGCTTCATTACGCTGCATTGCGTAATAGGCACCCATAGCTTGCTTCATACGTTCTTTTTTAGACTTACCAGCAAACTTAGGATTCTTACTGTGAACGAAGTC